CTGTCAGGCGCATAGAATGATAATGAAGAAGAGAAAGAAAGGAGTATGCAGATGGCGCGATTATCCAATACACTCAAAACCGACCTCGACCTGGCACAGGAGAAATACGACCAGGGTCTGCACGGCGACTGCACCCATTCGATCAATTTGATCACAGCCCACTGCCTGATCGAGATTATGGAAGCCACTACCGAGATCGCCAAGCGTTTGATCAACCTGGTGGAAACCCCCGAAAGCCTGGCTAAGCCTCCCGCTAAGACGACCACCAAGAAAGCGAGCTGAGCATGGCAGCGCTATCCGGGCAAACCACAGTAACCACTGCTGGCGCCGCCGTGGCGCTGGGCAGCCAGGCGATCAACGCCCCCCTGATTGTCAAGGCATTGGACACCAATACCGGCATCATCGCCATCGGCAACGACGGCGCCGGCGATGTGACCGTTTCCAATGGATTACGCCTGGAAGCCGGCGACACGGTTGTCTTCGAATTCGTCGGCGACCTGGCAAACCTGATGATCGATTCTTCTGTCAACGGCGAGGGTGTTTCCTGGATCATATTAAATGTTTAAAAGTACAGGAAACATGTCGAGCTTGCCGAAGACCGTATCTTGGATCATCTTAAATGTTTAGAAGGACATGAAACGTCTTGAGGTTACGAAGGAGTGTTTCATGGCCTGTCCTCAACGCTTAACATGAGAAACCGCCGCAAGCTGATCGCTCGAATACAAACTGTTTTGCAGGCCAAAGCGCCCGGCGTACTGCTGCGAGACACCTTCACAGACGGCAACGCTGCCAGCCTGGATGCGCACACACCCGAAACCGGCCCTCCATGGATAGAAGATAACGGCAACTGGGATATCCAATCCAACCAGGCTAACAGAGTCTCCGGAGGATCTTCGCCAGGCGCTGCAGTAGCCAGCGCCGGAGTTGGCCGAAGCGATATCGAGCTGTCCATCCAGGCAACCGGTATCCTGGACACCGCTGCGCTCGGCGCAGTGCTGCGCATGGTCGACAAGCAGAACGGTTACATCATTATGATCGCCGATCATGTCAATAAGTTCTACCTGATCAAGCGCGAAGGCGGAGCAAACTCAACGCTGCAAGAAGCCAACGCAACGATCAACCCTGCTACACCCTATACAATCAGATCGATCTCCCTTGGCAATATGCTCTACGCCATCCTGGACGAAACCACTGAGTTATCTGCCAATCATTCCTTCAACAACACGGCTACCAAGATCGGATTATGGGCTGGAAAAGATGGCGATCGTCTCGACAACCTGGTCGTATCCCCCTTCGAGCCGGACATTTTCATCATCGCCGGACAATCAAACGCAATGGGCGCGGGTACAAACAACCAGTCCTACTCCCACGCCACGTTAAAAGCCTACCTGTTGGGCAATGATTACAAGCTCAAGGATATGACCGATCCGACAGACGTAAACACCAACCAGGTCGACGCCGTATCCAGCGACGGAAGCGCCGCCGGTTCTCCCTGGCCGCTGCTAGCCGCCAGCCTTCTGGCCGGCCGCAAGCGCGCGTGCGTCTTCATCCCCTGCGCCAAGTCCGGGTCAGCCATAACCAACTGGCTGCCAGGCGCAGACCACCAGGATAGGTCTACGCTCTACGGTTCAATGGTCTATCGCGGCCTGCAGACCGGGCGCGTCAAAGCCGTGCTCTGGCACCAGGGCGAAGCCGACGCCCTGGCTGCAATGTCACAGGCGACCTATAACGGCCACCTGGACGCCATCGCCAACGCGATCAAAGAGGACCTCGGCTGCCCGATGATGCCCTGCAAGCTGCAGGACTGCACAGGCGCAACCCCCTCTCGCGATGTCTCAGACGTCAACGCTGCCATCGCCGAAGCCTGGGTAGACAATAACAATGTCATCCCCGGTCCCGACTTCAGCGATATCAGCCCATCAGTCGATGGACTGCACTTCAAAACTAACAGTGAGCTGCAGACCGCCGCTTCACGCTGGTGGAGCGCGCTGCGGTCAGCCTTTGGATGGTAAGGCGATGACGATTTTCAACCATGTCCGAAATCACCACAACCATCAAAACACTGCTACACGATATTCTCTTGTTCGCGCACAAGGGTTCAGATCTGCGACTGCGCCCTTACCAGGAAGCCCCCGCGCGGGCGATTATCGATTCTGTCGTACATCAGAAAGGTCTCACTTTCGTGGTTATCTTCCCCAGGCAATCCGGAAAGAACGAACTGCAGGCGCAAATCGAGACCTACTTAATGGCGTTATATTCTCCCCTGGGATCTGAAATGGTCAAGATCTCCCCCACCCACAAACCGCAATCGCTGAACGCCATGCGCCGACTGGAGCGTATGCTGGATCACAACCTGATCACCAAGCTGCTGGGTTGGACGAAAGAACAAGGCTTCATCTATCGCGTGGGCGCAACGCGCATCACCTTCCTCTCCGGCGCGGCGAGCGCAAACGTGGTTGGGGCGACCGCCAGCCTGCTGCTGGAATGCGACGAAGCCCAGGAGGTCAGCGTCGCCAAGTGGGATAAAGAGATCAATCCGATGGCAGCCAGCACCAACGCCACCAGGATCTTTTGGGGCACCGCCTGGACTTCGAAAACCTTGCTAGCCAGGGAGATGAAGAGCGCACTCGATGCGCAAACTCAGGACGGACAGGTGAGGGTTTTCAAGATCGACGCCGAGCAGGTCAGAGAATCTGTTCCGGCATACGGTAAATTTGTAGACGCCGAAATCGCCAAGCTAGGACGCAACCATCCATTTGTCAAGACCCAGTACTTCAGCGAGGAGATCGACGCCGATGCGGGGATGTTCCCAACCGAACGCCTGGCGCTCATGCAGGGCAATCACCCACCCCTATTGGCGCCGCGTCCTGACCAAATCTATGCCGCCTGCCTGGACCTGGCGGGCGAGGACGAGAACGCTTGCCTGGATCCCGAATTGGCGCTCAGCCAGCGGGGGCGCGATTCGACTGCGCTCACGATTTTCGAAGTCGATCTCTCGACCCTGGATGATGAATTAATCAAAGCTGCGCGTTACAAGGTCGTGCAGCGCTATTTGTGGACCGGGATCAAACACAGCGCGCTTTATGCTGCGCTGCGCGGACTGGTAGAACACTGGCGATTGCAGCACCTGGTTATCGACGCTACCGGCGTCGGCGAAGCCATGGCCAGCTTCCTGGATAAGGCTTTCCCCGGTGTTGTGATCCCGTTCAAGTTCAGCCTCAAATCCAAGTCCGACCTGGGCTGGAGCTTTATCGCCCTGGTAGAGACGGGCCGCTTCAAAGAATACATATATTCAGCTACACGCAATCAAAATTTGGCTGACAGCCATGCCTCCCAGGCTAATAAAACCCACCAGCTGCAGGCGCTTTTCTGGAAACAATGCGCAGCCGCACAACTGGAAATACTGCCGGGACCCGGGCGCATCGCCCGCTGGAGCGTGCCAGATACAGCCCGCGACGCCCAATCCGGCGAGTTGATCCATGACGATCTGCTCATTTCGGCCGCGTTGTGCAGCAGATTCGATGCGCTCAGTTGGGGCACAGCTGCTTCCATGGTGATCCAGGGTTTCGACCCGCTTAGCGATATGAAATTTTAGAATGTTAATGAGAACTGATAATAAAAACCGAGTTTTTACATTATTTTCAAAATTAAACAGGAAAACTTTGCATCCGATGTTGTTTAGCGATCTATTAAATTTCGCAAAAAACTCGGTTTACTCAGGACATTATTAAATGAAGAGACCCACGCTGCGAGAGAGAATATCCAATTGGTTAGCCGGTTCCCCGGCCAACAAACCCAATCAACTGGCTTCGGTTTCCAGCCAGGTCGACGACTCGCCTGGCTACGCGTCCATCACCGGTCGAGCGCACGATTACGACCCGGCGCGCGTTCAGGAGATCTACAGCGATGCCCTGGAAGCCTGGCGCAAGAACCCGATCGCCTGGCGCATCATCGCCATCATCAGCGATTACGTGATCGGCGATAAATTCTCGATCTCAGCTAACAACCGCAGCCTGAACAAATTCATCCAATCCTTCTGGTCTCACCCCAAGAACAATATGCAAATCCGCATGGAAAGCATGTGCGACGAGCTATCGCGAGCCGGCGATCTGTTCGTCCTGCTGTTCAGAAACCCGCAGGACGGTATGTCCTATATACGCTTTGTCACTAAGGACCGCATCACCAGGATCGAGACCGCCGAGAACGACTGGGAAACGGAGCTGGTCTACCATGAACGACTGGAAATGGGTAATACGCGCACCTGGTACAGCCCAGGTCACCCCGACAGCCCAAGCGCGGAGGCGGTACTGCTGCATTACGCTGTCAACCGGCCTGTTGGCGCGCTTTTGGGAGAATCCGATCTGACCACCATGATCCCCTGGCTGCTGCGCTACTCGAGGATGCTCGAAGACCGGGTGCGGTTGCATTGGGCGGTCAGGGCGTTTCTGTGGGTGATCACCGTGCCGGCCAACAAAGTGCTCGAAAAGAGGGAATTCTACCGCACGCCCCCCGACGCAGGCTCGATCATCGTCAAGGATGAATCCGAGAAATGGGAAGTGCAGACCCCGCAATTGCGCGGCGCCGACGCGGCTAAGGACCTGCAAGCCGTGCGCGGTATGATCGACGCCGGTTCGGGCTTCCCGCCTCACTGGCGAGGCGACGCGGGCGATATCTCCCTGGCGACCGCCCAGGCTATGCAAGGACCGACCGAAAGGCATCTGCTGCGCAGGCAGGGCTATTTCATCCACATCCTGCAAGACATGCTCTACCACGCCTACCAGCGCGCGGCCGAGGTCGGATTCGCCAGAACGCTCAAAGAGACAAATTACGACCAGCTATTCCAAATTCACCTGCCGGATATCTCGCGCTGGGACAACGAAGCCCTGGCGCGCGCCGCAAGAGACCTCAGCCAGG